ATTAGCATTTCCTTTTGAGGATTCGCCGAAAGGGGATTTTCTATTATTAACTGAAACACAATTTGCACAAATTAGAAGTGATTTAATTCATTTATTATTAACTAAAAAGGGTTCGAGGTATTATCTACCAACTTTTGGTACAAGATTATATGAATTTTTATTTGAGCCTTTTGATGGTTTAACCTTCGATGCTATTGAAGCGGACATTCGTGATTCTGTAGAACAATTCATGCCAAATTTATTAATTAATAATATCACGATTGAACCTGCAGACCCTTCTGAAGAAGTTCCGTTAGCAAAAGGTGAACCATTACCTGGTCAAAATCGAGATAATATATTTAAAGTCCCTGGTAAAGGTACTTCGGAATATACCGCAAAGGTAAGAATTGATTATGCTGTGGATAACAACACTTTTGCACAAAGTGATTTTGTCATACTGAATATTTAAGATTATATGGCTAACAACAGAATTTCCTATACTGCGAGAGATTACGAAAGTATTAGAATCGAATTACAAAACTATGTCAGGTCTTATTACCCTGAACTAATTCAAGATTTTAACGATGCGTCAGTATTCTCGGTGTTTTTAGATTTAAATGCTGCTGTTGCCGATAACTTACATTATAACATTGATAGGAGTATTCAAGAAACCGTACTCCAATTTGCACAACAAAGGTCATCAATTTATAATATTGCAAGAACATTTGGTCTTAAGATTCCAGGTCAAAGACCATCTGTAGCATTGGTTGATTATTCGATTACAGTACCTGCTTTTGGTGATAAAGAAGATGAAAGATATCTTGGTATATTGACAAGAGGTTCTCAGGTCTTTGGGGCCGGAATTGCATTTGAAAATCAAAATGATGTGGATTTTGCCTCCCCATATAATAGTTCAGGATTTCCAAACAGAACGAAAATTCCAAACTTTGATGCTAACGGAAATTTAATTAATTATACAATCACTAAAAGAGAACTTGTTGTTAATGGTATTACTAAAGTATTCAAAAGAGTTATTAATGCAAGTGATGTCAGACCATTTTTTGAATTATTTTTGCCCGAAAAGAATGTATTGGGTGTTACCAGTGTTCTGCAAAAATCAGGAACCAATTACACAAATGTTCCAACATCATCTGAATTTATTGGTTTAGAAAACCGATTATTAGAAGTCGACGCACTTGCCGAAGACAGAGTTTTTATTGAAGACCCCACTAAAGTTTCTGACCAACCAGGTCTTAAAGTTGGTAGATATATTCAAACTAACAACAGATTTATTACTGAATATACGCCTGAAGGGTTTTTAAAGTTAACTTTTGGTGGTGGAACAACTTCGGCACAAGACCAATTGAATGCGTTTACAAACTTGGGTACACCAGTCAATTTACAATCTTTATCTAATAACTTTTCACTCGGTTCAACTTTGATTCCGAACTCAACTTTATTTGTACAATACCGAATTGGTGGTGGATTGGCAACTAACATTGGTACAAATGTTATTAATCAAATTGGAACTGTTTCATTTTTTGTGAATGGACCGTCACAAACCATTAACAGTTCGGTAATCAATTCATTAAGATGTAATAATCCTACCGCAGCAATTGGTGGGTCAAATGTTCCCACAACCGAAGAAGTTAGAAACTATGTATCATTTAATTTCTCAGCACAAAAAAGAGCAGTGACAGTTAATGATTACGAATCATTATTGAGAAATATGCCAAGTCAATTTGGTGCTCCCGCAAAAGTATCTATTACTGAAAATAATAACAAGATTTTAATTAATCTTTTGTCGTATGACACTTCAGGTAAATTAACTAATATTGTTTCTAATACACTTAGACAAAATGTTGCCAATTATTTGTCAAACTATCGTATGATAAATGACTACATTCAGGTGACAACTGCGGATGTAATTGATTTGGGTGTTGATTTGTCAGTGGTTTTGGACGCAACACAAAACTCGGGACAAATTATTTCAGAAGTTGTAAATAGAATATCGGATTACTTTAATCCACTTAGTAGAGAATTGGGTGGAAATGTTTACCTATCCCAACTTAGAAGTATTGTCCAAGGTACTACAGGTGTTATCACAGTTGCTGATATTACAATCGAAAACAAAGTTGGTGGACAATATTCTTCTTCAGAAACATCAATGGCATATTCGGACCCCGAGTTACGGATTATACAACCGGTTGATGACACAATTTTTGCTGAGCCAAATCAGATATATCAAGTTAGATATCCTCAAAAAGATATTGTTGTGAGGGTTAAAAACTTACAAAATGTTTCTTTTTCTTAACACCTTTATTTAATTTCCAATCGGGGTATATTTTATTTAAGTAAAACTGTTTTTTTCAAAAAAAAAACACCATAAATATTTATCATTAAAACCTTGAATGGGACAATCATTTAGAATAAACACACAAGTTGGAGTAGATAGAAACCTTACATTTCAATTAGACCAAGATTTTGAGTTCTTAGAAATTCTGTCATTACAGATTTCACAGAATGATGTTTATCCTCGAGACTGTGCTGATTTTGGTGTTGTCGTAGGTAGGGTTGTAGCAAATAGTGGATTCGGCATACCCAATTCTAAAGTTTCGATTTTTATACCCATAAGTGAGGTTGATTCTCTTAATGACAGGATTGTTGAATTATATCCATATACTCAACCTAATGATAAAAATGTTGATGGGTATAGATTTAATCTCCTACCTTATTTAAAATCATATTCTTCACACGCAGCCACAGGAACATTCCCCTCAAGAGAGGATGTTTTAGAAGACCCAGTTGTTGTGGATATCTACGACAAGTATTACAGATTTACCGTTAAGACAAATGAAAGTGGTGATTTCATGATATTGGGAGTTCCTGTGGGGCAACAAACCATTGTTATGGATTTGGACCTTAGTGATATTGGAGAATTTTCCCTAACACCACAAGATTTAATCAGAATCGGTCGTGCTACAGAAGCACAAGTTGCGGGAAATACTTTTAGAACTTCATCAGATTTAGATACTCTCCCCCAAATTGTTAATATCACCAAGGTTTTCGAAGTAGCACCTTTTTGGGGTGAACCTGAAATTTGTCAATCCTCAATTAGTCGTATTGACTTTGACCTTAGAGATGAGGCAAATATTGACATACAACCCACTGCGGTTTTTATGGGTTCTTTTTTTTCAACTACAGATGAATTTATGATTCCGGCACCATTGGGATTTGGAAACGACCCTCCTTCATTACTCACTGCTGGTTGTAAACCAAAAGATAATATGGGTAACCTGTGTGATTTAACTGCAGGACCTGGTCAGTTATTATCGGTTAGACAAACATTAATTCAAGATAACCAAGGTAGACCCATTTTGGAAGAATATAGACTTGAGAATTCAGGAAATGTAATTGATGAGAATGGTACGTGGTTGGTTGAGGTCCCAATGAATTTGGATTATGTGACGACAAACGAAGATGGTCAAAGAGTTTTCTCAAGAGACCCAAGGGTTGGAATTCCAACAAAAGGAAAATACAGGTTTAAAGTTAAATGGCAACAGTCACCCACTGACACTGACCCTGTAAAGAGGGGATATTTCCTATTACCAAATGTTAGAGAGTGGGGATGGAGAACACCTACTATCGACCCCAACTACTCAAATGTTTTAAGTACCAATCGAGAACTAGCAAGTTCCTATTATTTTGGGCTTGATTGGACGGGATATACAGATGCAGTATTAGCAACCGTAAGGAATCAAAAACTACAAGCGGCAATCAACTGTGAGGACACTTTTTATGAAATGGAGTATAATAAGGTTTATACTCCATCTGGTTTAATTGACCAATACAAAAGAGGATTTAGCAGAGGTCGTTTTATTGGTGTTAAAGAAATTGGTAATAATGATTGTGCTACAACAGTAAATAAATTTCCTGTAAATGATGGTGTAAAAAACTTTAGTACCCAGTTCTTTTTGTTTGCTATTTTGATGCAATTCATTCAGAACATATATCCAATTATCTTAGTTGTTTATCACATTTTAGGATTTGTAGTTAACAATATAATTGTACCACTTTTAAATCTTTTCATTCGTCTTCAAAATGTTATCGGGGGTTTGTTAATTGTTATTGGGGGTATCTTGATAGTATTTGCTCTTTCGGGACAACTACTGATTTACGCGGGTATTGGTTTATTAATTGCGGGTACAAAACTGTCATTAATCGTAGAAAGAATTGCTGAATTTATTAAATTCAAACCATTAAGATTACCGATGATAACCTATCCTGAATGTTCAAATTGTGAATGTAATACCTCAGGATTAAATGGTGCTGGCGATGCCACATCAACTTCATTATTAACACCCTTGACCTCAAGTGGGTTGTATTTTGAGAAAATTGGAGATTACTCGGGACTACCACCGGAAATATTGGGTGATGATGGAGAACCGAGTGGTGCGAATACTTCAGTGTTAACATTGATATTTTCAGAGGCGATTGGAACTAGAACTTCGGTTGCGGATAAAATTTTTGAAAACAGGTCGACTCAATCTCAGACACAAAGATTACCTGACACATTGAATGATTTTGGTGTTCCAAAGAAAGTTTTTGCAATTTCCTCGGACATTCCAATGGCTCAAAGAATTAATATTTTTAATACCAGAAAAAAATATTTTGATGGCGTTAATAGAATAAGTGTGAGTTTTGATTATCCTTCAAATACTACTACGAAACACTTTGATAACACTTTGAGTATTTTATCCCAAAGTTCGTTAGAGCCAGGTACTTTACTAACTTTCGTTGGTGTTGAAAATACTACTGATGTTAATTTTAAATTTTCGGGAAACGAAAACTTCAATGGTATTTCAGGGGTTACATTACAATCGGGGTCCGGTTCGGTAACTGTTAATTATGCGACAAACCAAACTACTAATACAAGTAAAACTTACTTTTTAAGTTCAGGTTCTACGATAACTAATTATAAATTCCCTGCGGACTTAGAATATTATCAAGTATTGACGGCAATTACTGTTTCTGATGCTTTTGCTTTAGCCCCTGGTAATGCGGGACTTTTAAAAATATTAAATTCTTCTACTGAAATCGATTGGGCTCGGAGAGACTTAGGAAATTGGGCCCCACAGACGGATTTTAATATTAAAACAAGGGACTTTTTCAGTGGTTTCAATGACCAATATATTTTAATTTTACAACGGGGAGTTGACCCTTATTCTCCGTTATATGTGAATCGATATGGTATTGGTAGTATATTGGGATTACCAAATACAGATTCTCTTACATTTACCGCACAAACTAGATTAAACATTCCAATTCAATCTTTACCTGTTAATAATATTTCCGTACAACAACACACATCACAAAATAATATTTTTTACTCTTCATATTTCTTCGAGGGAGGAAATGGATATTCGGCCTTTACAACAAGTAATGTGGGTTACTATAGTGCAATTGATGGTAATCGAAACTACTCTATTTATCCCGATGGTGGTGGGACTTTTGGATTTGTTTCGGATTTTTTAAACACACCAAATTTAAATTTAGTTAAAATTGTAACAAGTAAAGATAGTAATGATGCTTTTAGTAATACTCCAAACCCTGCTAAATACGATGCTACTGAAGATTTATCGGGTGCGGATTTCTATCAGATTAAAATAAGTTCAACAGGTAATCCAAATGGTTCTGAAAGTGTATACTATTGTTTTTCTCTGTTACCTACCGTTACCGCAACCAACAATCAGTTGAACATGTCTAACAAATCTTTAAATGTTTTGCGGACAGATAGACTCCCATCATCTGACTTTTCAGATGCGGAGGATTTTAATTCCATAGTGCCAGTACTTCAAATGAATAGAGGTTTTACAATGTACATTATTGAGGCTGGTGGACAGGATTTGGTAACCACAACTTATGGCGCGGGTGCGGACATTGTTGGAAACGATATCGAAGATTTACCCGATGCATTGAATGTGTTAGACACTTTTTCCTGTGCAAACATGGTGAGTCTAAGTTGTTATTCAAATTCAGGTTCGACCGTTACTATAGAACCTAATTGTCCTGAGACAGATTCAGTGGAGCGAGGGTGTTATGTCTTCGCTAGGAGACTAATATTAGATTTAACGAAAGACCTTATTAATTTTACTGAATGGGGACTTCGTTATCGTTTTTTCTATGCTTTGTGTCAAGGAGTTGTTTCACAAACATTTTCCAATAATTGGGTAAATGGAACACTCTATGCCTTTCCTTTTGCTATAAGAACATTATATGGGGGAAATAATCAAATTTCGAGAAGAGTTTTTTGTAAGGATTTAATTTATTACAATGATGATAGTAACAATTTTTATTACAGAAGCAGTCCTTATGACCCAACAAGCGACAGATTTATAGGAAAAGAAAATAATCCCTTTACGCTTAATGGTTCAATAAATGACTACAACTTACAGATGCCAGTAACAATTATGAATCTTGGTCCTAAAACTGATATCTTCAAAGAACTTACTCTAAATCCATCTGATGATGGATTTGTTATGAATGTTTTAAATCCCACGAGTTATGGGGACACAGGAGATTTGTTAAATTTATTTGTGATTTCTAGAATAACTAACTCAGCCTATCTACTTTTTATCACAACTGCCTTCCCGGGGGTTGTTGGTACTAATTTGGCTATCAACAGTTTATTTTCAAGACCAGAAAGAAGACTAGATGGGGATATAACCCAATTGTTATCAATTAATTCTGAATTTGGGGTTCTTAAATTCAGTTCTCAAAATTATCAATATGACCCTAATAGTTCGAGTAATCCAATTTTTATATCTCGGAATCCAAATGGATTCTCAGTTATGGGAGTGTTTTTCTCTTCAACAACAGAAGACCTTCAGTACAAAGATTACTTATCACCGGGTAGAATTAATTTTAGACCAACACCCAATTCCAATGCCTTCCCTTACTACTACGATTTGAAATCACAAAGAGTCCCTTTTTATCGTTGGGAAAGAGATGATGTGGCTTCATGGGTAGAAACCATAGGGACAGCCCTTAACTTAGGTAATTCCGTTGGAATTTTTGGTACTCAAAGTAACAATTGGGCGACAGATAACTCAGAGATATTCAGTAAAAATTATCAGTCTTTAGACAGAACAGACCCATCACAACCATCCTATTTCTTGGGTTCTAACTCACAACTCAATGATGTTTCAGCAAGAGGTTATCTGTTTAATGTTGATGCTAATGGAAATAATTCAGCCACTGCAGGAAACTACCCAAGTATTTATGCCGTAGGGGCACCAAATCATTTCTATTTTGGACTAATAAATGGGGCTAGTGCTTTGGATAGGTTCAAATCAAAATACTTAGCCGATGAATAGATTTGAACTTATCCCATCTCAATTACAATTTAAGTCGGCACCAATAGTTGACCAAAAGCTCACTATAGATTTGAATCAAACTCAAAAAGAGTTGACACAATATGTAAGAAACAACGCAATTTCTCTACCTCAGTTGTATGATGATGAAAGACAAGCATCACAGAGATTTAGACCGACATTTAAGATTCAATATTTGTATGATAATACATATACAGGTACCACCGAGTATAATCCATTTAAGAATAATCTATACTATGTCGAACCGGCACAATCTAAACTAAGTGGAATTTGGAGGGGGTTTCCTCAGTTTTATGAATTTGATATGTTCCGACCCAATGTTAATGATGGTCATTTTGATTATCAAGCATCGAGTGCCTATACCTACAATTGGACTTATTACATAACCTATGCGGCTCAGAATGACTATAATAGTCCGATGGAAGCCACATACGAAAATACAACAATTGATTGGTTTTCAGGAGATGGTATTCCGTTTATAGTGTCATCCTCAACCCAAGGAGGTGCAAATATTATTTCTTTCCAATGTTTTATGCCTCATAATTTAATTGAGGGGAATTTTGTGGAACTTTCATTTGGTTATGACCAACAGACCGTGTTTGAAGTCTTTTCATTTGGTAATTCAAATTATGATAGTTCAAACTTTGTTTTTAATATATTGAATATAGGCTATACAGGAAATACTTTTGCGGATGGTGAAACTGGTACCTTTAAAAGGGTTTTAGACCCAAACAATTTAACCGAGACACGCTCAAAATATTATGTGAGAAAAAATAGAATTTTATTGAATGAAAATCACATGGTGGTTACGAAAACAGGATTTGAACTCAATGCATTTACTAATGAAAGAAAATTAGAATACAGTTCAATTACCCCCAATAATATCACAAGAATTTCACAAAAAACGAGCTCCTTAACTTACACAGTTACCGTATCACAAGATGTAGTATTAAGTGGTATTACCGATAACCAAAATCGTCCTGTTGGTGAAATATTTTTGTCAGTAGTGAACAAAGGTTATAGTGGGTATTTTAACAAGCCAAATAATGGGGTAGGGTTAAAACAGGGGTGGGTATTTAACATTCAAAATATTTCTGATAGTTGGTGGTCAGATAGCAATCAAGACTGTTATACAAATATCCCTGTTGATTCTTATACACTAACCAACGGAACAACTGAAACTTTCTACTACAACAGGGTATTAAATGAGGGTGAATTAATTGATGGCGATTATTGTGAGTGGAACGACTACACTCAAACAGAGTTGGTGGTGTCAAGATATGTACAAAAAATTAATTTTAATCAAGATATTTTTACAACAGAGTCAAACCCAACATTCAATTCTCAAGGGTACTATTACCTCCCTCATAATCCTATGGTGGTCAAAGTATTTTCAGATTATATCGAAACCGCACCTGCCCAAGGGGTCGAAAACATTCCAAATTGGGCATTTTTTTCTTCCCAAGACCAAACTTTTAGATTTAGAGAACCTTATTTATATGGGGAGTTTGATGAATTAGACCGAGGAGTTAACTTCCCATACCTAAACCGAGCACATTATCCGTTCTCAAATCAGATATTCAGGTTGATTCCTGAGGGTGGAAACTTCCAAAATCTGTTGAGTGGATTCAACATTGCAGTTCAACCAATAATAGACGATTGTGAATAAGTATCAGATTAAATTGGGTTTAACCAATCAAGACAAAGTTCTTCAGATTCCTGTTATGCTCGATTGGGAATTGTTGGATACTGAAAATGAGATTAATAAATTAGAGGCTCAAATCAATCAGGATATTGCTGGTTTGGGAATTGATTTTGAAACAACAAGGTTTTCTCACTCGGGATATACTTTTATTCCTCCCATCATAAATGTGATTCAACCCCCCTCAACAATTAGAACAAGTATTAATTACGAGTTTAATTTCTTCTCGGGTGGGACAATCAATGGAACGGGGTCAACTCAGAATTGGATTAGTGATTACAATGCGGAGGGTTTTACCTACAATGAAATTTATTATTATTCAAATGCGTTTAGTAAAAGTTTCTTCAAGTTAGACTTTTACAATTCACCAAGTCAGGTAGGTCAGACCAATTATCTGACAGTTATTATCCCCACCACTCAGGGAGAACAGATGCCGGTTGTTATGCAAGGTGAGAATGTTTTAATTAACAAACCAGCATATTCTTTGGATTTTGTTG